CGAGAACGCGCAGCCGTAGCGCACGCCGCCCGCCCGCGCGCTACGGCTGCGCGTTCTCGGCCGTGACGTCGACGACGGTGTGCGCGTCCTGCGCCCCCTCCGCGGGCGCCGCGACCTCGATCCGCGTCGTCTCCCAAGGTTGCCACGACACGCCATCGGACAGGCGCACGTCGATGCGGTTGAGCGCGTGATACGTCCGCACCTCGATCGACCACACGTGCACGTTGGGGGACCGCGGGCGCTCGCGCGTCTCGGCGCCGAGCTCGCACGGCGGGCCCGAGAAGACTTCGCCCTCCACGTCGGCGAGCCCGTCGAGCGTGCTCTCGATCGCGTCGAGCAGCAGCTCGCCCTCCTCGGCGCGCTCGTCGTTGCCCGCGAGGTTGGCGGCGACCACGTAGACCATGAAGGCGTGCTGCCGCAGCGTGCGATTGACGGTCGCGACGTCGAGCGGCGTCGAGCCCGTGCGCGCGATCACGATCGCGGGGAAGCCTTCGCCCGCAGCTTCCCAGATCCGATCCGCGTTCGTGCGATCGAGCGCTTCGAAGGCGACGACGCGCGCGCAGCGTCCGGGGCCCGGCTGCGAGACGCCGCCGGTGATTCCGCCCGCATCGACAACGCCGCGCGGCGCGAGACCGACGGGGAGCGGCTGCCACAAGATCACGGTGCCCGCGGGAAGGTTGCCCGCGGAGCCGCCCACGACGGCGCGCACGGGGACGTCGACGCCTGCGCTCGTGATCGTGTGCCCGAGAGGTTGCCCGCGCGCGTCCGTGCCGCTCGGCAGCACCTTCACCGCGCGGGCGAGCACAGCCTTGCCGCCGATGATCGGGATCCCGTAGGTGAACGGCGGCAGCACCACGTCACCGCCGATCGCTGTCGCGGTCACGGTGCCCTCGGCGCGCAGTCCCGCGAGAGGGCCGAGCGCGGAGAGCAGCGCGCGCTTCGCGAGGATGCGTTCGAAGGCAACGGGCGGGCGGGCAAGCGTGTCAGCCATGCCGCGAGAGTAGCTCAGCCCTCTTCGTCGACGAGATACGAGCCGAGCGCGTCGGACAGATCCGGCCACGCCTGCTCTTCCACGTCGAAGGGGTCGCGCAGGGGGATCACGGAACGGGCGGCGCTGCTCACGTGATAGACCATGTAGCTCACGTCGGTCGCGGCCTGCGCCCACGTTGGCCCGCCGTCGGCCTGCACGCTCGCCGCGGCGCGCCCGGTGTCCTTGAGGATCTGCGCGCCCGCTCCGCGCTTCCGCCGCTTGTAGAGCGTCGACGGCGCGAGCGGCGCCCACTGCCCGAAGCCGGCCGAATCCCATGCGTCGTTGACCCACGACACGAGGATCTCGGCAAGGACGGGCGTGATCTCGCTGTAGTCGGTGACGCGACGCTCGATCGCCTTCAACTCGCGATCAAGCTCGCTCATGTCGACGATGGCGCCGGATGACATGCAGGGAGGGTATCAGAAGCCGCGCGGGCGGCCGGTCGTGCTGTCGAGCATGCGCGAGGGGATGGTGTTCGCCGAGCGCGGACGGAGCAGCGAGGAGCGCCCCGGCCCGTTCGTTGTCTCTTCGGCGCTCGTACGCTGCGCGCCGCGACTCTTCTCGCGCAGGAGATCGCGCGCGCGCCGCGCGTCGGGAGCGAAGGAACACGTGCCATCCGGGAGCCGGAAGTCCTTCTTTCCCTCGGCGAGCTTCTCGCGGAAGATCATCGCGACCGCGTGACGCACGCTCGGATCGTTCGCGGCAAGCGCCTGCACTTTCTCGACGGTGCCGAATCCCGCGAGGAGGATGCCGTACGCGTCCTCGCTCGCGACACCGATCCCGTACGCGATGCGGTCGGCGCGCGGCGCGCCCGTGCCGTCGTCGCCTGCAAGCTCGCGCAGCGTGTCGGCGCCGCCGTCGAGCGCGAGCTTGATATCGTCCTCGGTGATGAGGTCGGCCGCCATGGATCAGCCGATCGCGACGATCGCGCCCTGCGCCGCGTAGCCCTGACGCTCGACGAGCGGCATATCGTCGGCGTCGAACTCGATCCGCAGCGGGGGCTCGCCGCCGTGGCGCGCGTGCAGCTTGTTTAAGCTGCCGTCCTTCCACTTCGGGGCGAAGCGCAGCCGCGCCTCGACGCGGAAGCGCCGCGCGCGATCGGTCGGGATCGAGCCCGCGAAGAGCGCCTTCGCGCGATCGAGCACGTCCTGCGGATCGTCCTCGAGGTAGACGGGGATCTGCCCGAGCAGCTTCGGCGGCGGCGGTGTAACGCCCTGCTCTTGCGCGGTCACCTTCGCGGCACGAGCGTCCGCGCGCTCTTTCTCGCGAGCGGCTTGCAGCTCCTTCTCGCGCAGCGCCTCGCGGTCGCGACGAGCGATCTCGGCGAGGGCCGCGTCGCGCTCGCCGGTCACGACCTCGAGCGCGGTGGGGGGAGTCTTCTTCTTGGGGGTGATGTTGTCGTCGGTGTCGGCCATGCGCGGAGCGTACGACGCCCGCGCCGGGCGGTCACGAAATGCCGGAGATGTACGCGCCGACGTCGTTGGACGTCTGGATCGTCTTCTCGCTGATATCCAGCACCATGAGCTGGCCGCCGCTGCCGATCAGCGGGAGCGGAACCATGCGCACGCGCCATCCGTTGTTCGTCGGCACGCCTTCGGGCGCGCCGGGCGGCGGCGTACCGGGCGCGCCATCGGTCGGGTTCTTCAGGCGGAACGTGATCGCCGAAGCGACGTCGCTGTTCGGCGGCATGCTCGGGCTCTGCGTGAAGCCGAGCACGATGTCATCGGGCCAGAACAGCGAAGGCGCCGTCGCCGGGTCCGTCGTCGCGCGCGCGTTGTGGATCAGGCACTCGCCAAGCGTTGGGATCTTGAACGACACCGGAAGCCCGGTCGCCGCCTGCTCCTGGAGCTGCTTGATCATGCCCTGCGTGATGCCGCCGTCTTGGAAGGCCTTGTAGTGGTCGATCACGGCGGGGTGCGCGAAGAACCAGTCGCTCTGCTTGAGCGACATCGCCCAGAACGTGATCGGCGCGACGCTCGCGAGACGCGCCGCGCGCAGGTCGCGGATCGGGTTGGAGTCGCTGCCCTCGGATCCGGGCGGTCCCCAATTCTGATCGGCGCCGAGCGCGGTGCGGACGGACGCCGCCCAGTTGCTCGAGGTCATGAAGAGGCCGCCCGACTTGAACGCCTGATACTCACGCCAGAGCATGAGCGCGTTCCACGCGACCCGCGCCGTCGCCTGCAGGAAGGGGAAGTCGGCCTGCTGCTCGGAGCGGTACGGGAGGAAAGCGCCGACGCGCAGATCCTCGCAGGCGCCGTCGCTGAGCGAGGTTTGCAGCTGCACCTGCGCGGGCGACGAGAGCGAGGACGCGCGGACGTCGCGCACGAGGAACGTATCGCTGCTCGCGGTCGCGCGATACTTGAACTGCGTGAAGTCGACCGGCTGCTGCTGCACGAGCTCGTCGAGCAGGAACTTCCCCGGCTGCCGGTAGTTTGACAGGTAGCCCGCGATCGGCACCGGGTAGTGGACGTCGCTCACGCCGGGCGGGGTGTTCGTGCCGAACATGCGCGGCGACGGGCGGCCGTCGTTGAGGGCGAGGCGCGCGCCGCTGTTGAGGTTGATGACGCCGCCGCCGGCCTGATCGATGTCAACCCACGAGCCGGGCGCGGCGAAGCCGGGGATGCCCTGCGCGAGGAAGATCGCGCCGGGCTTCGGGGGGCGGTTGTGCGGTGCAAGGGATGCGTTCACGGTCTCTCTTTGGCTTTCTGCGGCGAGGCCGCGATCAGGCGAACTGTTTCTCGAAGAACCCGAGCTTGACGAGCCCGAGCTTGCCCGACGTGGCGGCGAGCTCGCAGCGTCCGATCACGGTGCAGTTAGCGCCGCTCGCCGCCGTCGCGTCCACGCCGCAGCCGGTGCCGCCGGCCTCGGGCATGATCCACGCGCCGGCGGTCATGCCCGCGGCACCCGCGAGCACGACGGCCCATCCTTCGGTCTGCACGTTGGCCATCCCGCCGGCGGCGACCGCTTCCGAGAGGACGCCGAAGGGGACCGCGGTGATGCCCGCGGCGACGGTGATCGCGGTGCGGTCGCCGCTCACGATCAGGTTGGCGGCGATGGCGCCGGCGGAATAGGCCTCGTCGTACTGTGCGCGGCGAGGCATGGCGGAGATGCTCATGGTGACGAACTTTCTGCGGCGTCGCCGCGGTGAGAGGTTGGGTTAGAAGGCCTGCTGCGTGATCGATGTCTGGATCTGCATCACGCGCGACCACGCGCGATCGTAGGCCTGCGATCCGGGCGGCGCCTTGCCGTCGAACTCCGTGCGCACGACCTCGGCGAAGATGCGCTCGGCGTCGTTGTTGCCGGGCGGGAGAGCGGCCACACGCTCGCGGCTCCACTGGTACTGTCCCGCGGGCTGCTGCCCCTGCGAGAACGCCATCGGCGCGCCCGCGGGCTGCCCCTGCTGCGGTTGCTGCGCCGGAGCGAACACGCCACCCGCGCCGAAGAGCGCCGGCGCGAGCGCGCCCTGGAGGTGCGCCGGGAGCGCGGACTGCACCCGCGAGAGATCGTTGATCCCGTGCGCCTGGAAGAACGCGGCGCGCGCCTTCGCGTGCTGCCCGCGACGCGCGATCACATCGCCGATGAACGTGGTCAGCCGGGCCGGATCCTTCCGCACCTCGTCGGGCGTCGGGACGTGGAGCGGAGCGGCGAAGTTCATGCGCTGCCCCTTGTACGCCTCGAACGTGCCGCGGAACTGCGGAGCGCCCGGATCCATGCGCTGCGCCTGCATCACCTGCGCGACGTCGGCCGCGGCCATGTCGCCCTCGGCTTGCTCCTCCGCGTCGTGTCCGGCCTTCACGACGCCGAGCAGCTGCGTCATCTGATCGGAGAGCGCGACGATCTTCGCGAGCATCGCGCTGATCTCTTTCGGGTCCTGCGTCCCGAACATCTGCGATAGCGCCTGGTAGTGCCCCATCGCGGCGTCGTACTTCGAGCCGAGCGCGTCGAAGGACATCTGATCCTCGGGTGGGGTCAAGCCGACCCGAGCGGCCATACGCGCCGCGAACAAGCGGGCGAGGCCGAGCACTGCGGCGGCGTTCTGATCGGTGGGTTTCGTCTCGTTTCCCATGGTCTCTTCCTCGTTGGGTTGCTCGGCGGAGAGCCGAGCGAGCAGCTTGTCGAGCTCGGCGAAGATCGTCGCAGGATCGGAGAGCGTCGGCAAGTTGAGTAGGCCCCGAAGATCGCTCACGAGGTCGCCCACGTCGACGCCAAGGGGCGGCGCCATCTCGCCGAGCGCCCACGCGCGCAGCTTCGCAAGCTCGCCGATCACGGTGCCAACGTCGGCCGTCTCAGGCAGCGCGAAGAGTCCGCGGAGATCGCAAAGCACGTCCGTCGCGGGGCCGAAGAAGACGACCGGGCCGCGCGTGCCAGGGCGCGACATCTGAATCGGCGTCATCCCTTGGATGAAGGGGTCATTCGTCAACGCCACGCCCGAGAGATACGCGCCGATCCGCTCGCCCTTCGGCGACACGGTGCCCGCGCTCCACTCGATCGAGGTCCACTTCCACGCGCCCTTGAGCATCCCCGCGTGCGCCTCGTCGTCGAAGAAGCACAGCCCCCACAGCGTCGACCCGCGGCGCTCGACGTCGAGAAACCACCCGTGACCGGGACGCGGCGCGCCTTGCGGCGGGTGATCGAAGTTGAGCGCGATCACGCCGAACTTGCCGCCGAGCACGAGCGGCGCGACGTCGGCCGCGGGCTTGCCGAAGAGGGCGCGCCCCGCGGGATCGAAGCTCGGGTGTGCGCGGAAGTTCGCGATCATCTCGTCGAACGTCGCGGGCGTGATCTCGATCGGTTCGCCGTGGTAGACGTACGAGCCCGCCGTGCAGAGCTGGATCCACTTCGGATTGCTCGGGTCGAGCGCAGCCGCTTCGGTGATCGGCGCTTGGAAGAAGATGGGGCGGGAGGGGTTGCGGAACGTGTAGCGCGGCGCGGCCATGCCCCGAGCTTACTGCGCGGGCGGCCGGTGCGTCACTTCGGAGCGGGACGGAGCCCCGGCGGATCGGTCGTCGCCGCATGCGGATGCGGGTCGTCGCCCTCGCGCAGCATGGTGCCCGCGGGGAGGTTGATGCGTGACGGCGCCGGCTTGTACGCAGGCGGCGTAGCCTTCGGCGGCGGTCCGTCCTCGGGCTCGTAGCTCGCGGGCGGCGCGATCGCGTCGGCGCTCCACCCAGGATCTGGCAAGCCCTTCAACGCGGCGCCGAACGTGGGCGTGAGCCCGAGACGCTCAAGATCTTTGCGTGAGCGCGAGATGACGCGACAGCGGCATTGGAAGCCGAACGGCGGCCCCGAGCGCGCGAAGAACGGGTCGTTTGCGGGCAGCACCTTGCCGTGCGCCTCGCGGTGCGTATCGCGCGTGCGGGCGTCGTCGACGCCGAGGATCTGCCAGTACGGCCGCGCCGCGAGGACGTGAGGCTGCGTCATCTGCGCGCGGCGCCCATCGGCGTAGGCGCCCATCACGTTGGTGCGGAAAACATTCTCGACGTGCGACGGGTTGAGGCGCGTCCACCCGGCAGCGTCGAAGCGCGCGCCGAGGCTCTTCGAGAAGTCGCGCAGATCGGCGCCCTTCGTGATCGCCTTTCGCAGCTCGTCGTGCGCGGTCAAGAGCATGCGTTTCGTCGTGAGCCCCGCGACGGTGAAGGCCTTGCGCTTCGCGTCCGCGGTGAGCCGGTCGAACATCCTGCGTGTCATCACCTTCCGTTCGGCGAAGGCCCTGATCGCTTCACCGAACGGCAGCGCGGTGAAGTCGCGTCCGCTGCCGTCGAAGGCGACCGGCTTGATCGTGACGTCGGCCGTCGCCTCGTGATCCGCGTCGAGCGCGCCGAGCATGAGCGTGTGCACGATGCGGCGCTCGAGCGCGCGGGTGAAGGGCTCGACGTCGAGCGTCTTCTCGCGCGCGGCGAGGTTGCGATAGATGCGCGCGGGATCGTCGCCGGTCACCGCGTCGACGAGCTCGTCGACCCACGCGCTCGTGAAGCGCACCGCCTCGCGCACGCCGCGCTCGACGAGGACATCGGGGGAGCCGTGTACGCTCGCGGGCTGCACGAGACGGCCGGGCGTCGCGAAGAAGCGCGCGAGGTGCCCGCCATCCGCTTCGGCGTCCGCGGCGTCGGCCTGATCCTCTTCGTCCGCGCTCTCGACGAGATCACGAATCGCACCCGTCGCATCCTCGCTGCCGCTCTCGCCGTGCGGGAGGGCAGCGGGCGAGCTACCCGCGCCCCCCTCGCCGAAAGGGAGGCCGGGCGCCCCTCCGGCGGGCGCAGGCGGCGTTACGATCTCTTCGCCCTTGTTCGGTGGGCGCACGCCGCTCGCCTCGTACAGCGAGCCCGCGCCGACCGGCACCGCTGCGGCGACCTTGAGCACGCGATCCGTTTCCTTGTCGCGGTCGCGCGGGGGCTGCGTGCGAAGCTGGAACGTCGGCGAGTAGGGAAGCGAGCTCGCGCCGAAGTTCAGCTCGACGAGCACGTCGACAAGCTGCGCCTGCACGCGCCGCGAGACGAGCCGCCCACGGAAATCGAGCACGGTGTTCTCGCCGCCGAGGTTCACGACGGCGCCGGCGCGACCGGCCTCGGCGTCGGGCGCTGCGGCGGAAAGAGAGTTGTGCAGGGTCATGAACGCGAGGCGCTCAAGGATCTGATCGCTCCCCTGCGAGAAGAACTCGCGCACGCTGTCGGGCGGAAACGCGACGCTGAGTTTCTGCCCTGGCAGGCCCGCCCACACGCCATCCCGCACGACGTTCTGCGCCTCTTGCACCGCGTAGTCGAGCGCGACGCCATCGTCGCCCGGTGCGCCTCCCTCGCCGCCATCTTGCCGCGTCGGCAACCCAAGCTTCATGCCCGCGAGCGTCTCGGCAATCTGCGTCTCGATCAGCCGCCACGGGATCCCGAATTGCTCCGACACGAGGAAGCGCTGCCGCCAATTCACGCGGTCGAACAGCAGCCAGTACAGGTAGCGAGGCGCGAGCCCTTCGCGC